AACTAGCAGATGAATCTACAGGTATACCTTCTTACTCACACGGACAAACAGGAATACAATCTACTACTAGAACAGCTTCAGGTATGTCGATGTTGATGGGAGCTGCAGCACTAAATATAAAAACAGTAATTAAAAATGTAGATGATTATTTATTAAAGCCATTAGGTGAAACTTTATTTCATTGGAACATGCAGTTTAATAAAGAAGTGCCAGAGATACAAGGTGATTTAAATATTAAAGCACAAGGCACAACATCACTTATGACAAAAGAAGTTAGGTCACAAAGATTAATGACATTTATGCAAGTGGCATCTAATCAGTTCTTAGCACCTTTTGTAAAATGGCACAGTATTATAAAAGAGATTGCAAAGTCTATGGATATAGACCCTGAACAATTAGTTAATGACCCAGAAAAGGCAGCAATATTTATGAAGATGATGGGAGACATGAATGGAAATCAACAAACTCAAAGCGTTAACCAACAACAAGGCGGTATGGCAAATACTGGAGGAGTACCTGCAGGAGCAAATAACCAAGACCCACAAGGGTCTGGAGGTGGCAACATCGGAGTTGGAACTCCACAGACTCCAGGGCAAGGTGGCAATGTTGCACCAAATACTCAACCTGCGGGAACAACTGAACAGTAATGGCAAATAAGTTATCAGATATATTAGAACAAGAATCATCAGGGATTATGTTCCCTTTTAGAACAGGTGTTAAATCTGTTAAAACGGAACAACAAGTATATACACCTACCGATGGTATTATGAATGTTAAAGGTGAGGCATACGAAGGACCTAATGCAGTGATAACTTATGGAACAGAAGAACAAGGTTTTCCAAGACAATTAAAAGAAATAGAAAAAGGTATGCTACCACAATTTAATCAAACACAATTTCCAGACATAGGTAAAGGTAAAATAGAAACTACAAGACCTGGAATATCTACAACACCACCGCCTACTACTGAACCTGATAAACCAATAATGGACCCTTGTCCTCCAGGATTTAAACTAGACCCTGTAAAAAAGATATGTGTTCCAATACAACAACCTAAAGGAGATGACAAAAAAATAGGACCTACAAATCCACCAAGAAACATAGGACCTGCTGCAAATGCTGTTTCAAAAGTAGCAGACGCTATCAAAAAACAAGGAGGTTTATATAAGGATGGTCAATTTAAAGAAATTGTAACCTTAGAAATAGACAACTCAAGTATATTATCTAACTTTGGATTTTTAGGTAAGTTTATTGATGATGCATTTATAAAAGGACCTGCAGATAAAAAATTTATAGATACATTTGGTGGTGGAAAAGATTCACCATATTCAACAGAAGAGTTGGAAGGTATAGCTGTAATAAAAGGAAAAGATGGAAAATTAAAAGCTACATTTAACCAAAAAGGAAAACAAAATTTTGATAACATAGCAACTGGAGAATCTTTAAAAGGTAATCTAGCAAGTACACAAAAGAAAGATAGAAACGGAAATATTATATTAGGTCCTAATGGACAGCCTATGATTGTTGGACCTATTAGAGTCAATCCGTTTGGAACAACAGGCGGAACTGCAGCACCTAAGAAAAAAATGGATATTAGAAATTTTGCAGAAAGAAGAGCGTTATTGATGAGAGATAGAACTAAGAAACCAACAACAGGAACAACAAAACCTGGAACTAAATCAGCACCTAAAAAGACAGGCAGTTCAGGAAAATCTGGACCACCAAAAGGAACTAGATTTTCTAATCTATCAAGAACAAAAACAACAAAAACTGGAACTAGTAGTTCAACAGCTTTAAGTAAAAGAGGATTTTAAGGAGGATAAATGGAAGAAGAAACAATGACACCACAACAAGAGGGAATGATGAGAACAAATCAACAACCTCCAAATCAAGATACACAATCTATGGAGTTAAATATAACACCACAAAAAGTTTCAAGTAATTTAGAAGCACTGAGTAATGAAGAAAAACAATTAATCACACAATTAAATATACCTCAGTTTAGAAATTTTATGTCAAAAGTTTTTGGTCCAGAGTTCGGCATGATTATGGAACAAGCCATACCTGCACCACAACAAGTTTCACAACCCAGTGAAACCCCTGCACCTACGCAAGGACAGGGGATGATGACGCAGCCACCCTCTGCATAGAGGCACTGCATATGGGGGCGACCTGAATCCAACAGCACCCCGAAGGAGAACAAATGGAAAAAGACGAAAACAAATCTGAAGTTGTTGAAGAAAAAGTTTCCGAAGCAACAGAAGAAATAGCAAAACCAACTCCATATAAAAATCCTAATAGAGGATTAATGGAGAAGGAAATCGAAACTTCAGCTACTGAAGAGTCTGATGAAAAACCTGACGAGGAAAAATCAAAAGACGAACACCCTGAAAAAGTAGAACAAAATGCCGTTTATAAGAAGCGATATGACGACTTAAAAAGGCATTACGATGATACTAACTCAAAGCATAAAGATGAAATACTCAAGCTTAAAAAAGAGATTGAGGCTATATCTAAAAGACCTGTTTTTAAATCTCAAGAAGAGATTGAAGAATGGAGAAGAGAGTATCCTGAAATGTATGAATCTGTCATGCAGTTGACTACAGAAGCCACCATGAAATCAAAGCAAGAAATGGAGGAACAATTATTAGAGGTTAAAAAACAACAAGCCCAGATTGCAAAAGACAAAGCGGAAGTTGAACTCTCTAAGAAACATCCTGACTATAGAGAACTTGCTGATGACGATGATTTTCAATCATGGACTATGGGTCAACCTAAATACATACAAAATATAATTGATAAATCTTATGACGCAAAAGAAATATCAAGAGTAATTGATTTGTATAAATATGATAGAGGTATTTCAAGTAAGAAGGTAACTAACGCAGATGTAAAGAAAGAAGCAGCAAAAGCAGTTTCTAAAACTAAAGTATCTGAAACACCTACCGACAAAAAGAAATGGACATGGACTGAGATACAAAAGATGAAACCTCACGAATTTGCAAAGCATGAAAGTGAAATCGATAAAGCTAATAGAGAAGGTAGAATCGTATAAATAGTTAACTCATATCAATTTTAATAACAATAATAGAGGAGAAAAACGATGGCTTTTCAAAGCGTATCAGGTAATAATAATTTACCTAACGGGAATTTTAGTCCAATTATCTATTCCCAAAAAGTCCAGAAGTTCTTCCGTACAGCATCTGTCGTAGAAGCTATTACAAATACAGACTACGCAGGTGAAATCGAGAACTTCGGTGACACAGTGAACATCATCAAAGAACCTACTATTACTGTGAGTGCGTACTCAAGAGGAGCAGTTGTTGACACACAAGATATTGTCGATGACCAAATCCAACTTGTCGTAGACCAAGCAAACGCATTTTCATTTAAAGTTGATGACATTGAGGAAAGACATTCTCATGTTAACTTTGAATCAATTGCAACTTCTTCTGGTGCTTATGCACTTAAGAACGAATACGACAAAAACGTAATCGCAGCGATGGTAGCAGGTGTTAGTTCATCTAGCCCCGACCACTTACTAGGAGCTGATTCAGGCTCTGGTCAAGACCAAGATGTAGGTTTTGGCTCTAGTGAAGTAGACCCAGTTGATACAATTTCAAAACACAACAGACTGCTTAATGCAGCCGATGTGCCTGAAGAGAACAGATGGTTCTTAGCAGGTCCTGAATTTGTAGAACAGTTAGGTCAAGCTAATAGTAAGCTAATGAGTGATACAACTGGTAATGCAGCACCATTAAGAAATGGTAAAGTACTTAGCGGTAAAATCATGAACATGGATGTATATATGACAAACAACTTTGCAGCAAGTTCAACTTCGAACTTCTTTAAAGTATTAGGTGGTCATATGTCATCTACAGCAACAGCTAATCACATTGCAAAGATTGAGGTAATTAGACACCCTGAATCTTTCTCAGATGTAGTTAGAGGTTTACACGTGTTTGGAAGAAAAGTATTAAGAGACAATGCTTTAGTTCTTTCACACATTTCAATAGACTAATAGGAGGATAATTAAATGGCAACTTTAACAGTAACAAATAATGTGTCTTCTGCAGCTAGTCTACCAGTGGGTAAGCCTGTAAGAATGGTCACACAAGTTGTGGACTTTTCTTCTTTCACTAACGCATCAGGTGACGTTGTACAAGTAATCGAAGTTCCTGCAAACACTTTATGTTTGTATGCAGGTCTAGATGTCCTAACCGCTGACGGTGCAGGTAACTCTGGAACATTATCTCTTGGTGATGGAGCAGACGTAGATAGATACGTTGCAGCTTCAACAGCAACTGCAGGTATGGAAGTAACCAGAGCAAGAGCAGGTGACAGCCAAATGGGAACTACATCTATCGGTTATGGTGTATATGCTGCTGCTGACACTATCGACTTAGTAGTTGGAACAGGTGCTATTGACGCAAAAGTCAGAGTATTCTGTGTACTTGCTGATTTTGATGGCGAAGGCGATTCAGAAGCACAAAAAGTATCATTTGCATAATATTATGCAGATACATAGGGAGGGGTTTATACCCCTCTCTTTTATAAAATAATATATGAAATTTTTAATAACCTTAATAATATTTTTTAATGGAGAGATATCTCCAAAAATTTATACATATCAATTTATAGATTTTACAGAATATAAAACATGTGAAATTTTTATAAATACAAAACAAGATTTTTTAAAACAATCAATAGAGGGGCAATTTCCTGTAGATATAGTTCGTAGTAGTGCGGTAACATGTATGACTCCAAAGGAAGTAGCTGAATTAAAAGAATATACTATGAGTGGAATATGGGAACAAAAACTTATTTAACATTAACTAACTTAGCTTTAAATGAATTGAATGAAGTAGAACTAACAAGTTCTAACTTTACTTCAAGTAGAGGTATACAAACATCTGCTAAAAATTTTATTAACAAAGCAGTTAATGAATTATACATGGCAGAGTTAGAGTGGGCATGGTTACATGTAAATGGAACTCAAGTAACTTATTCAGGACAACAAGAGTATACTTTTCCGACTGCATTTAGAAAAGCAGATTTTGATAGTTTTAGGTTAAGACCAACAGAAAGAATTACTAATAGTGAATTTACATCTGATATATCTAGTTGGACAACAGTTAGTGGGAGTCCTGCATATAACTCTACAGGTAATGGTAGATTACGATTAAACTCTGCAGAAGTAACACAGTCTATCACTACTGTTGCTAATAAAAAACATAGACTAGTTGTTAGAGTGATGGACCCAAGTTCTAGTGGTAGTTCTATTACATTAAAAGTAGGAACATCATCTGGTGGAACACAAGTATTATCAGAAACAATATCTGTAACAGATACTGGTAATGGTAAAATACTATCAACAAATTTTACACCTACAACTAGTTCTGTATTTATAGGGTTAGCTAATTCTTCATCTGATAATTTAGATATTGATTTTATAAGAGTATCACAAGATGAAGTGCCTATTCATTTAGCATATATTAGTTATGATGCATATTTACAAGGTAGATACACAAAAGATGAAGTAACTGATGATTCACAATATGGTAAACCTTTATTTGTATATAGAACACAAGACCATTTAAGTTTCGGTTTATCACCTATACCTGATGGAGATTTTTATACAGTAGAGTATGAATATTTTAAAACACACACAGATTTATCTGCAGCTACAGATACATTAGACTTACCTGATATTTATGCAGATGTAATTGTCAATAGAGCAAAATATTATTTATATAAATTAAGAAATGATGTGCCTATGGCAAACATTGCAAATGCAGAATATGAAAAAGGTGTAGAAAGAATTAGAGTAGAAATGTTAAATAAACAAGAGTATATGAAAGATACTAGAGTAAATTTAAACACTACATCTAGAACAACAAGCAATACATCTGTATTAACATTTACATAGAATGGCACAGGTACAACCTTCAGTTGTTAGTTTAGGTGGAGGATTAATCTTAAACAAAGATGTGTTCTCTATGTCACCTGGTGAAGCACTACAGCTTAGAAACTTTGAACCAGACATAGAAGGCGGATATAAAAAATTATTAGGAACAACTAAATATAATACTAATATTTGTCCACAAGTTTCTGCATCTACAGAAAGAGTTGTATTTACTGCTATATTTAATGATGTTGTTTTAGCAGGTAGAGGTGGCAGTATACATAGAGCTAGTTCAGGTTCAGGAAGTTGGACATCTACTATTACAAGTTTAGGAACACCTACACAAAATTACGAACACAGATTATTTAACTTTGATGGCACAGATAAAATTATTATTACTACTGGAACATCTAATCCACAAATATTAAATACATCTTTTAGCACTAGTGTAGTTGATGCATCAGGAACATCTAACTTTAAGTTTGTAGAAATATTTAAGAATCATATATTTTTTGCAGGACACTCTAGTAATATACAAGAAGTTAGTTTTATGGGTCCAAACCAAACTAATGATTTTACTAGTGGTAATGGTGGTGGAACTATTAAAGTTGATACAGAGATTGTAGGACTTAGAACTTTCCGTAATAGTTTAATTATATTTGGTAGAGATAAAATATTTAAACTAACAGGAACATCATCTTCTAACTT